TTTCTTTCTTCCATCCTCTATTTAAATGATAATTATAATAGTCCGACCTTAATTACAAACGTGGATGTCGAAACATATAAATTCAAACGGTTTACGGATAAACAAAAGGTCGCATTTTATTTTCCGCAAAAAAATAAACATATCGCGTTTGACGGCGGCAAATATTATCACGGAAAATGCGATTTTTCAAATGATAATTCGCAACGAAATATAATCGCAATTAATCTATGGAATAAAAAACCATTAAATGTGCCGTATTTTGATTATTCTGCATTTTCGTTTAAATATAGCATGGATTTAGATATGGAATTGAAGCAGATTAATTTCAATTCAGATTTGAATGTTTTGCAATTTGAGTCAGACGACAAAACAAATACAATTCCCGTATCAGGCGACGTATTAAGTAAGTCATTATTTGACCAATTATTATACAAAGGATATGACCATACAACGATTGAACCATTTAACAAAGAAATCACAAATATGGAAAGTGATGGTATATTTGTATTTGAAATCAAAGAAAGTTCAAAAACATTGATAGATATGCAACTATCAAAATTTGTACAGCGGTTTACACATAAAACTCATTTCACAAAAGATATGTGTAATTGGATTATACACGAAAGTGAAAAATATGCCGAAAATAACGGTGGATGGATGAAAACGCGACATATATTATATCCAACTACGGATTTACCGATTGATAAAATAACGCCAGTCTTTCATTTTGTCTTACTTTCATTTCGCAATACAATTAGTGGTTTAATTGCAAACGCATATAATTTAGATTCCAATTATACATTTGAAATTGCCGATTTATTTATTGTAAAATATGAAGCAGGACAACAAGATTCATTGGAATTGCATACTGATACATCTTGTATATCTGTAAATCTATTATTAAATGACCCAGCTGAATTCGTAGGCGGCGGAACGCAATTTGAGGACGGATTAACTGCATTTTTAAGCCAAGGCGATATGATGATTCATTCGTCTGGTCAAAAACATAGCGGGTTGCAAATTACGAGCGGTAAACGATACGTATTGGTATTCTTTATAAATATATATAATTCTTAATTCGTTGTAAACAATATATAAAGAACGCAATTATTGTATAATGTCGTTTTACGAAACTCTGGGAGTATCCAAAGATGTAAATGAATCCGAACTTAAAAAGGCATATCGTTCGCTATCTTTGAAATATCACCCCGACCGCAATACCGATTCAGATACGACTGCCAAGTTTCAGGAAATCAGTGAGGCATATGAAACGTTGAGTGACCCCGAAAAACGTAAAGATTACGACAATGGCGGCCCATCTATGCCTGAAGGGTTTCATAATATGAATGATATATTTAGTATGATGTTCGGTCAACAACAAGGTGCGCGAATGCAACACGCCACTGGAATGGGACCAAATATTCGCGTATTTCACAGCGGATTTGGTCAAAATCCATTCGAACAAAATCCGTTTGAACAAAATCCGTTTGGTCAAAATCCATTTAGCGGACAATCGATTCATCAAATGTTCAATCAAATGCAGAAACCACCGCCTGTTATTCAAACTATACACCTATCTTTAGACCAATGTTATCACGGATGTGAAATTCCAGTCGATATTGAAAGATGGATTATTATGAGCAATATGAAAATCAGTGAAATGGATACCATTAACGTCACGATTCCACCTGGCATTGACGAAAACGTGGTTATTGTGATCACCGAAAAGGGCAATATAATCAACGAACAATGCAAAGGCGAAGTCAAACTCACCATACAAATTGAACCACACGCATTATTTCAACGTTCTGGCGCAGATTTAATATATAAGAAAACCATTACTTTGAAAGAATCGCTATGTGGATTCACGTTTGATATACCACATCTAAATGGCAAACTCCTTTCTTTAAATAATAATACTAATATTACAATTATTAAACCTGAACACAAGAAAACGATTCCGAATCTGGGTATGAAACACAATAACTCAACTGGCAGTTTAATTATCGAATTCAGTGTTGCGTTTCCTGATACGTTAACTAACGCCCAAATCACTGCATTGGCTGCTATATTATAACTGTGAATCGACCCGTCGAAATGGCTGCAGTTATTGTGTTGGTGTATTATATGACAAAACGTACGCGTAAAATGAATTTACCAATGTATGCTAATACATTTCACGGGTTAAATCATTGGTAATTGCTTCGAGAAAATGGGATGGATGTTGCTTGCCAAATACAAGGGTTATGATTATAAAATCATTGCATATAAGAAGAGTATTTGATTGAATGCATTGACCATTGTATGGCGGATCCTGATAAACTTCACGATTTGAATGGATGCGTGTTGTCTCCGTGTAAAGATATTGTAAATAAAATATAAAGATTATTTTATATTTTATAGAAATGTGGCATAACTGGAAAATTACATATTTGTCGTTGTTGCCTATCATTGTGCCAGTTACGACTTCGATTATTGGCATATCATCGATAAATAATAAAGAAGGGTGGTTTGTTCGCGCGGTTGGACATTCGGCGATTGGATTCGCAGTCGGAATGATATATCCGATTAGTTTTCCAGTATTGGCATATCAAGTGCTAACCCAGCGCAATCCGTGGTGCATAAAATAGTTTATGCCGATATCTTCTTGGTTGCAATATTCACATCCACCAAATAAATGGAATTCTCCGTCATAATAATATATTCAGTGCCGACCTTGTAAATCTTGGAAATCGGACTGGTATATTCATCTTCACTCTTTACCAACAATTTTTCCTGACTATCCTTCACTCCAATGATGACGGACTTATCTAAAGAACTTGCCCAATAATCCATCATAATCGGCTTGTCCTCGGTAATTGCGAGTTTAATGGCGTGTTGAAGCGTAGTTGACTCGGGTAATCGATATCCATTTGCGGTGGCTTTACTCATTATTTATTACATTACTTTGATTACTTTAAATACTTATTTTGATAATATATATTATGTTTGCGCTGAATGAAATAATCCACATTTATTCTTTAGTAATCAACGACTTTCTACTCCTTATTAAAGCATCGGAAATCATCTGTAATTCGCCGAAAATGAATGAAATCGTTTATATTGGAATTAATACCATACATCACGTATTCGTTGCGTCTTTGATGAATGCCGATATACAACAATGTTATGTATTGAGCAAGAAGGCGGCGTGTTATTATTTAGAGTATATTGAACAGATTAATCATTCCGCGATGAATCATACATTGAACACGACGGACGCGGTGGTTTTCATATACAATAAAATATTGAATATCAAAATGGAGGGTTCAACTAAATTCGCAGAATGTGATGGTAATGCGTATAAAGTGGTTGACATATTGCCTCGATTTTTGGGGGTGGCAAATGCATTGTTTATGTGGGAAACTGATTTGACGATTGATGTGCGTATTGCGAAATGCGACGAACTTGGAGGATTATTGCATAAAATTGAATTTTAAACATTATTAATATTATAATAAAAAATGGAACATATGAACAAAATCGAACTTTTACATAAATGCAAAGAACTTGGTATTACAAAATGCAATTCTAAAAATAAATCGCAATTAATGGAATTAATTAGAATCAAAGAACTGGCCGTGGTTGAACCCGCCGATGCAACTTCTGCATTATGCGTAATTGATTTATTTTGTGGATGTGGCGGAATGTCAAAAGGACTGACAGATGCTGGGTTAAATATTATAGCAGGAATTGATATATGGGACAAGGCAGTGCATAGTTATAATCAAAATTTCGACCACCGCGCATATTGCGAAGATTTAACACAATTACCGCCTGAAAAATTCAATGAATTATATAATAAAGATAATAAGCAAATTGATGTTTTGGTTGGCGGTCCACCGTGTCAATCATTCAGCATTGCAGGTAAACGAGATAAAAACGACCCACGTAATGCACTATTTATCGAATATGTTAAATATCTGGATTATTTTAAACCCAAAGCATTTATTATGGAAAATGTAATTGGATTGCTTTCAAAAAAAACAGAAACTGGCGAAAATGTAATCGATATAATTATGGCGCAATTAACTCCGCATTATAATTGCATAATCAATAAACTATACGCAAGCGATTTTGAAGTTCCGCAAAATAGAAGACGTGTCATAATTATCGGAATTCGTAAAGATTTGAATATTATTCCGACTGAACCCGAACTCGTCATTAAATGTGTTGCCGAACGAATTCCAGTCAGCACCGTTATATTACCAAGAGAACAAATTGAAACTACGTATTACTTGAGCGAAAAAGCACTTGCTGGAATAGAAAATAAAAAAGGAGTAAATAAAGAAAAAGGATATGGGTTTGGTGCGCAAATTTTGAATATGGATAAACCGTCATACACAATTCCTGCTCGATATTGGAAAGATGGATATGACGCATTGGTTAAATATAACGAACGTGAAATTCGACGTTTAACCATTATCGAACTAAAACGAATACAAAGTTTCCCCGACGATTACATTATTGAAGGTTCAAAAAAAGATATTATAATGCAAATTGGAAATGCAGTTGCTTGTCGATTTGCATATCATCTCGGTAAATATATTACTAATATTCTTCGATAATTAATTCATTCCAAAAATTTGCACCTGCTCTAAATTGAGAATAATTACGTGAATTACCGTCATACATTCCACTATCAAATATAATTTGTTTATTTTTGATACATTCAATGAAATATTCAAAGTTAAACGCCTTGCCAAATCGAATTTTTTCGTAGGCATTTCCAATCTTTTCGCATATAAAGAATCCATTTTGATTAAATTTATTATCAATATGGGGTTTCATTTTTTCAGATTTCCATATTGCAATCATTATATCGGATTGCAACTGCTCAGGTAAATTTACCTTATTTGCTCGCATATCTCGGTCAAATGAATAATAAACAATAATGTCATTATTTTCAATTACCATAATTTGGCCATTTGCGTTCCAAATATTATACACTGGAACGCAACTTCCCGACCAAGAGTATCTATTTTTTTCTATATTCAAATTTCCGAAATATCGCATAAAGTCCGACCTACTTATTTTTACATCATTCAAATTATATTGATTTATACTATTTTTTTTAGATGAAAATATATATTCAGTTGCGCTAAAATCGCCGAATGTAATTTTCTTTGATAGTTTTTTCATTTCATAACCGTTAATATCCGCTTCATTTTTCGAATTGTGTTTTATACCCATTCGTGTTTCCAACCAATGCCCTTCTTGTCCGCAATGCTTCGACGCTGGTAAACAAACGGCAATTCCTTTAACATTTGTCATAAAAATATCGATAATTTGTTGTTTTCCGTTCATTGTATAAATCATTCTTTATATTTTAAGTCATTCAATTTTATATTGTGGTAACCCATAAAATTGAATTCGCCCAATTTATATTAAGATATGTAAAAATGGTTTACATATATATTCTCCAATTAGAACAGGGCAAATATTATATCGGAAAAACGGCAAACCCAGAATTTAGATTAGATAATCATTTTCACGGAAACGGGTCAGCGTGGACCAAATTATATAAACCGATAAAAATGGTAGAATTGATATCAGATTGCGACGACTACGATGAAGATAAATATACACGAATGTACATGGATAAATACGGCATTGATAATGTGAGAGGCGGGTCATTTGTACAGATTAAATTGGATAAATCGACGATTGAGTATTTGATGCGACTAAATATAGGAACGCACGATAAATGTTTTAGATGCGGAAGAAAAGGGCATTATTCATCTGCGTGTTATGCGAAAAAACATATAAATGGATATCTTATATAAGATTCATCGTGCTTTTTACGTTTTGGATTTTTTGATGTTTACCTTTTGCAATTAATGCTGTAATGTCAGCCTTGCCTTCCAATCGCAAATTTACCTCGATATAACCATATTTATTTTTTTAATTCATTATAATATGCTTGTGTTACGGTAATTATTTTTTTTCGTAATTTAGGCGTTTTATCTTTGACGGCAACGTCTTCATTTTCCACGAAAATATTATTATATTCAGTTCTCAATAAATTCTTTATAAATTCAAAGATAAACATCAATACACGCTCCGAACAGTTGCCTACAATTAACACACTGCCTGTTCTAAACGTCATGACCGATATTTCGGTATATTTCTTGTTGTCCGACAATTCGCTCATCTTCATTGAACGGTCTTCCACTGTGATTTTGCCGTTTTGCAATTCAGTATTAAATCCAATCTCATTATTGAAATAGAACTTGCATTTGACGCCGGGATAACTGCACGGGTCAAACGCCGATTCAATGCCGTATGTTTCGCGTAAAATCGCATAAAGTCGGTCACGATTAATATAGAATCCGCAATTGAAATTCGAATTAATCAGCACATTGTCGTCTTTATCGGAATACACAAATGTCAATGGAACCTCATCCAATTGTTTATATACAGGCGTTTCCTGAATCGCACTGGCTTCCACGTCAAGCGTTTTCACTGGATGTGCGGCAATATGTGGCTGAACGTGGGTCAATATCATAGCCTTAATGATTTCCAAGATTTCATCGTTTAATATACCCGGAATCTCCAATTTTCCAGTATTAAATACTTTGACGTGGATTTCTTTGAACACGCCTTTATATTTGAATCTGAAAATCAACGCAAAGCAATTATAAAACGCATTCTTCGCCTTACCGCGACAATTCATTATGTCTTTCTTGGAAATACCAACTGTTATTTTGCGTTCATCTTTGAATTTAATGCGACGTGCAGTCGGATTGTTAATCTGCTTTATAATCTGCTCGACATAATGTCCAGCTGTCGTCAATTTCTGTTGATATTCGAAAAACTCGGCTTCTGTCTTGGATACGATTTTAATCTGTTTTTTCACAATGCCTTCCACGGGTTGCCAATACTCAATGACAGGTAAATCCCAAAATATAGAATGGATGTCTATATGTTGATTTAAATATAAAACCTTGGTCTTGGTTGAAATATAAAGCTCTTCGCAAGCAGGCGCGGTAGCAGGTTTGATACGAAGTTTGACTGTCTTGACAATGGTCGGTTTATTCCCGAATGTAGATTGCGAGGATAAATACGTTTTCCATTGGTCGTCGAGAGTTGCCATTTATATCCTTTTAATTAGTTCTTTAACTCATTTAAAGAAGTTCAATTTTTTCGCAAATAACGATGAACAGCCATAGCGAAATATTCCAACATCAATTCAGTCTTTAGATTATTATGTATAATCGTTTCAATAATTTCCAAGAATTCAACTGTGACTAATGTAGGATAGGTCGTTATAATATAACTAAAATATTTGGTAATAATACTTTTAATATCCATATTATATTGTATGCTCAATTCATTAATATATGACCGACAATCCGATTCTTTGCAAATGGCGTGTATTTTTTCAAAGGCGGCGATGTCCAATATTATTCGTTTCCAATCGCTCGTTAAATTTTGATTTAATTGTATGAAATTAATCATACTACGAACGTCAGACTGATACGCGGATTGAATGCTTTCAATCTCGGCGTCTTCCAGTTTCACATTTTCCTTTTTGCAAATGGTTTTTATAAAGGCGCATATTGCCGACTTCGGTAATTGATTGAAACGAATGGTGATGAATTCCTTTTGCAAAGAATCGTCGATTTTACTTATATAATTACAAATTAAACAGAAGCGGACATTATAACACGCCGACTGCAATAAATGTTTGAGTGCTTGTTGTGCCGATTTCGTCATATAATCCACTTCGTCTAATATAACGAATTTGAGCCCAGTTTCGAATAAATGCTTGGATTTGACAAATTGAAAGATTTGGTTGCGTATAATGTCAATGCCCCGTTCGTCTGACGCGTTTAAATGTATAATCGTGCTTTTGTTTTTTTTATTATAACGAATTTGATATTCATTAATCAGATTAATAATAGTGGTGGTTTTGCCAGTGCCTGGCGGTCCATAAAATAACATATTCGGAAAATAGTCTTTATTAAGGATGGATTCAAAGAATCTTTGGTTTATAGGGTCTAATACGATGTTTTCAAACTCGGTGGGGCGATATGCCTCGGTCCACGGTTTTTTGTCCATTGCCTATTTTTCTCGCAACTTCTTTATGTTATTTTATCAAAACAGTTTTTGATAAAATTGATAAGTATTTTTATAAATTAATAGTGTAAAAATGGATTACGGATTTTATTGCGATATTGAAGTGTACGATATGAAAGTTATATTACAAGAACCAAAACGGATTTGGCATTTTCCTAAAAGTCAGCCAATCGCGATTCCTTACGCAGTTGACAAAGACGTTGACCAAATCTCGATATTCGCAATTTTGGCGGTTATGTCAATCGGATGTCTGGCTGCATTGTTGTAAAATTGAAATGAATAAACAAATCAATTGTATAATAAAAATGAACCAAGTTATTGCCGAATTATTACAAGACCGCCCTATATATTCCACCGTCCCACGAAATAATATGGGGATTACTGCCCGCTTACACGACGACCAAACTCTATTATATTTGATTGCAGATGAATATTACGACAAAGCCGAATTAATGATGAAACGTGGAGCCAGACCAACTGAACGAGTGCCATTTGGCATATATACGCACGACCCATATACAAACGCATTGATGTTACCGATTCATTTTGCGGTTAAAAACTGCGCGCCTCCATATATAATCGAATTGTTGTTAGATGCATACCCCGAGTCGATATTTGACCGAGAAGGCACGGGTCGAACTCCCGCCGAATTAATGCCGAGTTTAGCGGATTCGACATATATTGGATATAATTACGAAATTGTGAAATCTATATTGGAAACACGGGCTAAAGTTTGGCGTGAATAAAATTATACAGCAAATTCTCGGAATTATGGTTTTGTATATCCCCTATCATTATTGTGCTTTCATACATTTTGCGCAATACGTCATTTGGCGCAGTTGTTCCGACTTTAATAAACCCTTTTTTTAATAATGCATTTTTCACTTCTTGTATTGGAGTTTGCGTTAATAATTGAAGTTGCGTATTTATATTATTACGGATTGTGCGGTTTGAAATTAATACCGAAACGATTGGCTTATATTCTGATTTGCCTGCTTTAAATGTTCGCCTTATCGTCTTTCTTTGTTTTTTATGCTTGATTTCGGGTTTTTTATATTTCATATGTTGTTTTATCGTGGAAATTGAAGTTAATCCATGCGCAAGACTTGGCGCAAGACTTGGCGCATAACTTGGCGCAAGACTTGACGCCTTATTGGCGGAATAACTTGGCGCAAAACTTGGCGCAAAACTTGACGCATTATTGGCGGAATAACTTGGCGCATAACTTGGCGCAAAACTTGACACATTATTGGCGGAATAACTCGCGTATTTTTTCTGTGTTTTATGGAAATTTCGATAGGTTGGCAATAATCCGTTTTTTAATACACCACATTGTGGAGCAGGTGCCCGTTTTAACGGGGGTATATATGCGTAACTATTATCATCGGTTGGCATCATATATTGCGAAATGTCGGTTAATTCAGAAGGCAATACACATTCAATCGGCGCATTATATGAATGTTTCAATGTTTTATTTTTGACTTCTTTCTTTTCGTCAATAGATAATAAATATTTTAAAGATTCGTTAAATTCGCTATTAAAATCGTCGACTTTCGCAGATTTAGTCGCACATTCATCAACGCGTTGTTCGGCCTTTATGTGTTTATGTTGTTCAGCTCTTAAATATTTAAGTAATTTACTTTTAATTGATTTATTGGATGGCGTCTTTGGTTTTATTTGTATTTTTGAACGTTTACGTGAGCCTGATACTTTAAATAATTCAGGGTTAAATTGAATCGTTTTACTCATTTACACTATTTGATAAATTAAAATAGTGTAATCTCGGCGTCATATATATAAAGAATTCATCAATTTATTATCGGGTTTATCTTTATTCTTTATAAATGTCTTGTATCCATTATTCAAATCATCTAAAGATATATTTTTACGAACCGCAGTTTTGCCATATATCCTACGACCGTGTGCAATCTTTGTATATGTAAACAATAATTCCATATCCCTACCATAATATTTGAATTGTTTTTGTTCAAACCATTTTAATGCGGCAGCCGCGTTCCAGTCCAATACCCATTCGTTTTCCGCCGCCTTTTTTTCAAAGATTTGCATTAATTCTTTCGGCGTGTAATCTTCAATCTTGAATCTCCATATAAATCGTGAATTCAAGCCTGGGTTTGCCTTGAAAAACGTTTCATTTAATTCGTGTTCATATCCAGCAATAATTACCATCAGGTTATCGCGATGGTCGCTCAATGATTCACATAAAATATCAATACATTCTTTAGAATAACTGTCATTCATATCATTATTTGCTAAAGAATATGCTTCGTCAATAAATAAACACCCACCAAAACACTCATCAATTACCTTTTTTGTTTTTATTGCGGTTTGTCCTAAATACCCTGCGACAAAATCATTACGCGTTGCTTTTTTAAAGATATTGTTCTTTAAAATGCCGAGACGGGAATACATTGTGCCTATTATTTTGGCGACTTCCGTTTTGCCAGTTCCAGGCGGACCATATATAACAGTGTGTTTGAAATCCGATTCTTTTCCTATGTGTAATCCTTGTACGAAATACAACAATTGGTCTAATATTTCAGTCTTTATACTTTCCATACCAATCATATTATTAAGTTGAATGAGTTGCGGTTTAACGTCGTTCAACGCCTTCAAATTAATATTATATTCAGACGCGGGGTCATACGTTTCCAACATTTTTAACACGTCTTTTAAAGAATTAACGGAAACGTCGAGAATTATCATTGGTTTTGCTTCGCATTGAACTTCGTGTTTCGCCTTCCAATCATCATAGGACGTATTCCATTTAGAGTCGCCAAATAAGGTATAATATGGTACTGATACTTTGCCTGTGAATTTGGCATCATATAATTGCGTTTTTATATAATTTTGATTGATTGCGGTTAATAATATGGTTAAATCGCCATAATCGAAATCGGTCTTTGGTTGTGAATCTAAAAATGAAATAAACGACATTTATAATAAATTGGGGCTTTCTTTATATCTTAATTTATAATATATAATGCGTTGTACAAAAGGTTCGCGGAAATGTTATAATGGAAAATGTATTGTGAAAACGACGGGGTCGAAGAAACCGAGGTGCAGCCGAGGTACGCGAAAATGTGCGGATGAAATCTGTCATAGAAAGAACGAGACGCCAAGTCCGCCAAGTCCAAGTCCAAGTTTAAAGACCCCAAGTCCAAGTCCAAGTTTAAAGACCCCAAGTCCAAGTCCAAGTCCAAAGACCCCAAGTCCAAGTCCAAGTCCAAAGACCCCAAGTCCACCAAGTCCTAAATCCCCAAGTCCAAGTCCAAAGACCCCAAGTCCAAAGACCCCAAGTCCAAAGACTCCAAGTCCAAGTCCACCAAGTCCTAAAAAATTGAAAGAAATTTCATCGGCAATAATAAAGCAAATCCCGACTTTAGTAAAAACTATGTATGATCCCAATATAGTTGTTCTATTTTATTCTAAATCTGCCGATGCTCCGCGTCCAGGCCACGGCGCAGGAGAAAAGATGGTCGAATCCGAAGAATCCGAATATGATGAACTCGCCAAAATTCCACAATGGCGAAAGAAATTATCGAATTTCTGGCATTCGGAGTTCGATTATGATGGACGCCAATGGTGGAGCGTCGAACATTATTATCAAGGTTCCAAATTCAAAGAAGAGAACCCAGATTATTATCATTTGTTTTCACTCAATTCGCACAGTGATATATGCGAAGATGCAGGAATGGCGAAATCGGCTGGCGGTAAATCAGGCAAAGTCAAAGGCAAACAGTTCCGACCCAAGGGCGTGGATGCAGACAAAACATTCTTCAGCACAAACCGTGTCAACGAAGAAATGTTCAGAGCGCAATACGCAAAATTCACACAAAACGAAGATATGCGTGAAGTATTGCAAGCAACTAAAAACGCAAAACTTATGCATCATATGCGAGGACACGCGCCCATATTCTTTGAAAATCTGGTGTATATTCGCAATCTATAATATCAATTGGATTATACCCGATTTCCTGCAAAATGCGTGTTATATTATAACATCCATATCCAATAAACAAATGCCACAGTGGATGTCCAATCAACAGCATATTCAATTGTATATAGTTACACGTGATTTCAGTTGCAGACCACATCGCAACGCTCGCCAAAATAATATAAATCGTATTATATCCGTTTTTTGCATATTTAGGCGATAATACAAATAGTCGCGTCAACATATAATATAAATAGGCACCAACGCATGCAAATACATACGGAAACCATTTACGACAAATCGACATTGTATTACATATAATAAACAGAGTCATACACAATAAATTCATAAAGGTTGCAAATTTATGTTCATAAATGCGAGCATTTGCACATTCTTTATCACGCACGAGTTTAGTCGCATATCCGATGATACCGAAAATGAGTAAAATCATCGGGGTTTCGTCTAATAATCCCCATCCGATATTACCTGTCCAGTGATATCCAGTCGACCCTATGCCGACAATTGTCAATAATGTATATATAATGTCAGCAAAACAATCATTATATATATTAAGTAATCCATATATTCCGAATCCAACTATAATTAAAGAAGACGCCGAATTCAAATATTCAGGCATACCAAGAATCCGACTTTCGCAAAATGAATGGTCGGCATCTGTCCAATGCATTTTGTATATTATATAATGTAATCTTTATGTTTATATTTTGAACAGTGGTTTTGTTGGCGATTGTATTTA